ATGCTGGCTTTAGAAATTTATATTGATATTTGCTTGAAAGACGCTTTAATAGATTATTTGTTTGAAAAAGGCTTTGATGATTTTTTTTATGTGGAATGCTATAAATACGCCGCTTCTTCATTGCTTTTAAGCCAAAAAGAGCAGGTGAGCGGGCGTAAAGACTACGCTAAATTCAAGCTTTTTTTAAGCGAGGAAGTCGCTTTACCTCTAGCCCAAGCGTTAAAAAACCAGTTCGCTTCTAAAGACATGAAATTGTTTTATTCTCAAACGCATGGGTTGTAAAACGAAATTCTAAGTAAAAATAAGCTATAACTACGCCACCACCAAAAAACACACCCAAGCCCCTAAAACTCGCATCAGTCTTTTTTAAGTTTTTAGCTTTTTGCGCGTCTCAAAGAACATTTTTAAAACGAACGCTTGAATTATAGTTATTTTTTGCTTTGTCTGTCAAGTGCCTTGAAGCTCAGCAATAAAGGCTAATGCGTGTTATAGCGTGGTTTTGTGTTTCTTTTTGTATATTTTTATACATTACTTAAATTTTTTAACATTTTAAAAATATTGAAAACATTTAAAAAAATGTAACACACATTAAAAACACACAAAAAACAGAGATTTTTTTAAAGCGTTTTTAAAATTAAAAAACACTAATTAAAGTTAAAAACATTCCATAAAATAGACTATTAGGTTTTAAAAAAAATCTTTTAAATACAATGCAAGGGGTTCCACTGAATGCAAGGGGTTCCACTGAATGCAAGGGGTTCCACTGAATGCAAGGGGTTCCACTGAATGCAATGGGTTCCACTGAATGCAAGGGGTTCCACTGAATGCAAGGGGTTCCACTGAATGCAAGGGGTTCCACTGAATGCAAGTGGTTTAAAGGCGTTAGTTTTGGTAAAACCGTCCATTTCTAAAGCAAGGAGCTTCCTAACTAAAGCATTCCATTGAATGCTAACACTAAAGGCTTTTTTCTTTAAGCTTGAGTGCTTACATCTTGTGCCATAAAGAACAGAGTTTTTCGTGCTAACAAGCTATTCCACGCTACACACACCGCCCATGCTATCGCTATCATCGCTAACACTACTATTCGCTAACGCTAATAAATCGCTCATGTTCATTTGCGCTAAATTAGTGTTTTGATTGCTTTCTACAACCTGGATCTGTTCTTTGCCAAACAAGCTAACGCCCGCATCAATGAAAAGTTTAGAAACCTTTTCAGCCGCTACGATAATATTAGCGCTATCCTTTTCGTTATTAGTCAAGCTCGCTCGCTTGATCATCTTAATCAGCTCACCTCTAGCCACTACCGCGCAAAATAAGATCTGTTTTTTAATGTAAGCGGTATTCATCGCTTTCAATAAGAGTTCGTCGCTCGTGGTTTCAGTGATCGCTTCTAAAACGATCGGATCTAAGTTCAAGTGATCTAAGCTTTGTTTTAAAACTTCTTTCACTTCTTCTTTTTTCGTGTCTAAAAACAAATCCATGTTTTTTTCGGTCAGCTTATCGCCTAGAATTTCTTTAATCTCTTTTTCTTCTAAATCTTTCGTGATCCGGCGTTTTTCCCATTTTTGGCGTGTTTTGATGTATCGTAAATAATTTTCATTCATCTTATATTTTTTCGCTAGTTCTTTAACGCTCATGCCTAGCGTTTCATACATCGCTCTTATTTCATTGAAAATTTTTCGGCTCGTCCATTCGCCTTTTTTAGCCCATTTGTTAAGCGTTTGTCGGCTTATATTGAATTTAGCGGCGATCTCGCCTTGCGTGGCTAGAGTGTCCTCGTAAGCTTCTCTAACCGCTCTTTTTAGATCTATTGGTGAAAGGGTTTCGTTATTTTCTTTTTTTTCTTCTTCCATCATAATCCACCACTCGCTAAGCTTTGGTATTTTTTGAGATCAATTTTTCCGCCTGTTTCGTTAATATAATTGGCTTTGTCTTGGTATTCTTTGATTTTAGCTAACACTAAAGGAGAAACGCTACCGCCTAAACTCTCTAACATTTGCATGTTTTTCTTCAATGAGTTTAGTAGCATTTCTTGCGTTTGCGCGCTTTTTGCGGTGTTTTCTTCCTTGCTTCTGGCTCCCCACTCTGTCATCATTTTAGCTTCATCTCTTAATTTCTGCGTTACCTGCCCGCCTTGTGCCATGGTCTTTGCCACTCTGTTAGCGTAACTAATCCTAGCGTTGTCAGTTTTTGCTAAATCATAATCAACGCCTTTTAATCCTCTTGTCTTGTGGTTGATCCATAGCTTAACCTGATTGATTAGGCCGCTATGTTCTTGCGCTTTTTGGATGAGATCATCGCCTAAATCAAGCGCCTTAATATCGTCAAAAATATCCTGTGTAGCTTTATTGATGCTCGCTAACCTGGTCTTATTTTCGGTTTTTAAGTTAAGGTTTCCGTTTAGATTGACATTCAAATCAATTCCTAAAAATTTTTTAGCCATATAGTAATCAAACGCCGTGATGCTTCTATCTTTAATTTTTTTATCTAAATAAGCGATCCCGGTAGAAAGATAAGACGGCTCCGCTTCTAAATCCTTAACGCTTTGATTAGCTAAATTTTGATTAGCTAAATTTTGATTAGCTAAATTTTGATTAGCTAAATTTTGATTAGCTAAATTTTGATTAGCTAAATTTTGATTAGCTAAATTTTGATTATTCCCGCTTTCGTTCGCTTTTTGTTGATCTTGCTTAAGCGGTTTGTATAGGCTGTTTAATTGCTCTTCAAAAATTTCGCTTTCGGTTCTTTCGTCCATGCTTTGTCCTTTCTTTTAGATCACCTTGAAAATGTGTTTTTTAAATGTTTCATCTTCTAGCTTGCCATGAGCGATCAATTCTTTGCGCTTCAAATTATAAGCTATATCGTTCTCTATTTGCATCTTACGATTCAAATTCTCAGCTTCTAACATCAAAGCGTTTTGCAATAATTGCACCTTTTGGCTTTCTATCGTAACCTGCAAATAACTTAGCGCTTTCAATTCCGCTATTTTTAGCGCTTTGAGTTTCTCAGCTTCTTTTAAAGCGTTATCAATGCTTTCTTTAATGAAATTTTCTAAAAATTCGCTTTCAAACTCTTTTAAAAACATTTCTTTTAAATTTTGATTAATTACGCTATAAAAGGCTTTCGGTTGCGCAGCCAAAAAACTAAAATCTAAATTCTTAATCACGCTTTCAGTGATAGCGTTCAATTTGGTTTCTACAATTCCTAAAATCTTGCTTGTTAGCGCGTTTGTAGTTTCCTTCGTGGTTTCGGTTATGATTTCGTTTTTAGCCTGTTGTAGTTTGCTTTGTAATTCTCTATCGCTCAAAAGGTTACCTAATTCGTTTTTAAATTCGTTTTTCAGTTCCCGCTTCACATCGTTTGTGATCGCTTGCTTGTCAAATTGGCTTAATAATTCGTTTCTAACTCCTGCGATCAGCGCTTGCTTATTCACAAGTTCCTCAACATTTTTTTTTACGATTAAAGGCATCTCTACTAATTGGCCGTTCAAATAACCATGAAAGGTGTTTTTTAAGCTTTCTAAATTTTTATCGGATTCACTTTTGACTAACTCGCTTAATTCGTTTCTCGCTAATGCTAACACTTCATTATTTTTTTGTTTGAGCGTTTCGCTTTCGTTAATGAGTTCTTGTATCTTATTGTAGAGCTTCATTCTTTAACTCCTTTTTTACAAAACATTTTACAAAATGTAAAATGTATTTTAAGGGTTATGTTTTTTAAAAGCGTTAATCAAAGCTTCAAGGCTTTCTAACTTCGCTCCGCATGTGTGGTCTTTGATGATGATCTTATGGTATTTGTCTTGCGTTTTAACTACTTCTAAAAGCTTGTTAGCCTTGTATTGTTGGCTTTCTAATTCTATTTTTTGTATTGCTTCGTTCTGTTTGATCAGATGCGCTTCGTTAGCGCTTAGCCTTTCGTTCGCTAACGCTAATTTAGTTTTTAAATTAGCGTTCAAAACTAACAAAAAAACGATGATAATATAAGGAATGACGCGCTTAAAAGCCATAAAAATCACGCCGTGAAGCATTATCTAAAATCTAAACATAGGATTAGCGTAAATCGCTTTAAATTCCTCCTTGCTTATCGTTTTAGGATTTGGTGTGGTTGGTGTGCTTAGCGTGTTTAATGCGTTTTGCGCGCTTAGCGTGGGTGCTGTTGGCGTTTTCATAGCGTTATTATTATCCACGATTGCGCTCGCTTTAGCGCTTGGTTTTGCTTTCTTTAGCCATTGGTATTGCTGCTCGCTCATTCTAACATCTTGCGCTAAAGCTTGCGTTTTGAGATCGTTTAATCTTTTGTTTTGCCTGTGCATTTCTTCATTCATTCTTTGTTGGCTTTTAGCAAAATCCATGCTTTGTTCGGCTTGTCTTTTTTGCAACTCAAACGCTTCAGCTTGTTTCTTATCGTTCGCTAAATCCCGCATTCTTTGATACTTCATGGCTTCCTCTCTTATCTTAGCGTTATCAAAAAGGCTTCCTGCATTAGCGATCGTGTTAGCAAAATGGCTCATGCTTTCATTTAGCATTAAGTTAGCGTATCGTTGGTTATTCAGCGCTTGATTATAACTATCTAGTCCGCCTCTGCCTGCTGTGATGCTTTCAAAATAAGCCATTAGCTCGTCCTTTCTTTGAGTTTGTTTGCTATCACGCTGATAGTGATGTTTTTAGCTAGGCTTGTTTTAGCGTTGCTCGCTTTAAAAGTGATCGTGTGCTTTCCTACTTTGTCGCTTCTAAACAAAAACACGCTACCGCTCGCTAATTGTTCGTCCTCTTCATAAAAGCCTTCATTAGCGTTAGGTAACGTGCTAAAGCCCCATAACCTTGTTGGCGCGTCTTTTATCACTTCTAATTTGTCGCTAAAAAGCTGTATTGAATTAACTTCGCTTTGATCGTTTAGTTTTTCTAATTCCTTACTTAAATTATTCAAAATCGTTTTAAGCTCGTTTGTTTGTTCTTTTGCTTTCATGCTGGCGCTCCTATTATTATTCAAATTGATCTGATCGTATTCACTGCCGATTTCTGCGATGATCTTAAACGCTGTTTCAAAATTATGAAATGTGATCACATTAGCCGCATTCGCTTGCACTTGCAACAAACTTACAAATGCGTTCGCTCGGTTAATAATAGCATTATCTTTTAGGCTTTTTAGCATCGATTGGCATTGGATAAGCTTATTAAGCGTTTCGGCTTTGGCATTTTGTAAATTCGCTTGCATACCTAAAAAATCCATTTGCATTTTAGCTCTAACCTGTTCGCTTTGTAAGGCTTGCGCTTCTTCATTTAAGGCTAATTGTTCGCTTTGTAAGGCTGCTTGCATGCTTGTGGTATTGAGTTCTTTGTTATTGAAATTTTGCTTTTGTAAAGCTTCTTTGAATAATATGAAATTCCTTATAAATCGGGTTACATCCATTCTTTAAGTCCTATCAATCACTTTTAACAAAAATTGGTTAGTGCCTTTTTCTTTGACTAAATCAAAAAACTTTTTTACCGCCTCATTACTTTTGTAGATCATCTCTTCATCATGTTGCATACCTAACAAAACACATCCTAAAGTATCATGCGCGCTATTTCCTACATGGATTAATATTTTTCGGTTTTTGAAATCCTTGTTATTGGGATCTACTAATTGCAACACTTCATGACGCTTATTATCGCATTTTTTGTTTTGGTATTCTTTAGGCACCGTGCAACTCGTATCGCTCCACTCTAATTCGTAATCTCTCGCTATTATCGGCTTATCTAAATTCGGCGTGTCCGTTGGCTCTCCGCTGTTTTCTAAGGAAAAGCAACTAAATAAAGCGTCTTTCTTTTCATAGTGTTTTAGGATCGCTTTATCGCTTGCTCCTTGATCGTGTGTGCTTTCAAACACTCTAAAGCTACCTAACATGCCGCTTTCTTTCTTGTCTTTCCTTACAAGCGGCTTTAAATCGTGTTTTCTTTCTAATATGACTAAATACATAAGCTTCCTCTCGTTTCTTGGTATTTAATCCAAATCAAGGCGTGATTTTAAGGGTTATGTTTGGCGCAAAACTTCAAGTCGTTTTCCAGCGTTTCAGTATAAATCAATAACGCTCGCAAGTATTCTAACGCTTCTAAATGCACGCTTGGGCGTGAAGGTATTTCAATATCGCATTTAATAGGTATTTTCACCTCGTGATAGATTGCCTTTTTAGCGCATGCGCTAAAGCACACGCTAAAGCAAAACGCTAAAAATAAAAGCTTCATTCTAAAATTTCATAAACTAACGCTTGCGAATGTTTGTAAAAAATCCAGTCGTTATTATAATCTTCCGGTATGCTTTGCGTAATAAAATTAGTAAATTTGGCGTTATTCAAAACTTCTAATCTAAAGCCGTCAATGTTGTTGGTGTAATTCACATTGATCCACAAATCTTGATGATTCCTAGCAAATAACGCTATTTTGTAATGCGCTTCTTCGCTTGGCGTTTTAAACGGACTATTCACTGAATAAGTTCCAACAATCTTATTATTGGTTAGACTAATGGTCTTACATTGATAAAAGCTATTAATGATCGGATATACTTTATTATTAGCTTTCAAGCACAAAACCATCTCGCCCATGGTTTCGTTGTAAATCCCATTCGTGGATAATTCGTAAGGCATTGTAAATTGCACGATATAGCTTTTATTGTTTTCTAGCGTGATGCTAACAAATTCAAACAATTCCATAAATTCATTTCTTTCATTTTTGAAAAGACTCTGAAGCCCGTAAACATAAGTTCCTACAAACTTCAAATTAACGCCTTGTAGTCGTGGCGCCTTTAGGTGGTTTTGCACGCTTTTTTTCAAGTTTTCTAATTCCAACGCTAGATTATTTTTAACTTGTGTAAGTTCAGTTAGTAGGTTTGTTTTTAGCGTGTTTCCTGCTTCGTTTAGTTTTTGTATTTCGCTAACTCTAGCGCTCTGTAATTCTGTATTCAAACGCGCTTCTAACTCTTGCTTTTTAGCTTCTATTGCGCTTACTAAAGCGTTTATTTTCGCTTGTAGTTCTTGCTCGCTGCTTTCATAGCCCGCTAACTTGCTTTTCATCGCCTGTATCGTTTTTATGATTTTTGAATCGTGTTCGTCAAAGTTATTTAAAATCTCTAACTGGTTTAAAACTTTTGAAATCTGGTAAATACCAACTAAACTAGAATAAACCTGCTCCGTGAAATCACCGTTATTTAAAGCGTTTTCTAAACCTTTCAAATCAATTCCCTTAAAATCCCCGTTATTTAAAGCGTTTTCTAAACCTTTCAAATCCATTTCATAACCTTTTTTTTAGACTATCTAACACTAAAACGCTCAAGCTCTCCGCGCCCAAATAACCAACGCCTCCACTAATCGCTACGCACAAACTCAAAGGAAAAGTAAAAAAATAATCCGTGATTTCAAAACTAATCCATGTTGTTAAAGCGCTCGATCCCATTCCTTGCACAATGTAAATGATTACTTCGGATCTGCTTTTAAAGTGTTCGTTTTTCATGCTTCTCAAAACATACAAAATCCCAACAAACAAGCCGATCATTAGCACTAAAAGATGCGGCATGAATTTAGAAATTTCAAACCCTAAAACTAAAAAATGTTGCATTATTTAACTTTATTCTTGAATGGTTTAATCTTAGTCTCTTCTTCTAACTGCATGCCTTCTGAATACTTGTCCAATAGCTTGGAGATCGTTTCTAACGCTTCTAAATTTTTCCTCATTTCATTCTCAAGCTTTTCGGTTTTGTTCATGTCTTCAATGATCAAAAACAATTCTAAAATACCTAAAATACAAAACAAAAACAACAACCCAGGAATAATTTTAATGGTTTTTTCTTGCATGCGTTATCCTTAAATGCCAGCGTTAAGATAGCTTAGCTCTAAATTTTCTAAAACTTCATCATCGCTTGGTTTCTTGTTTTTGACCTTAGCGATAAAATTCCTATAAGCTTTATTCTTCAAAAACTCCAACGCTCTTTTTTTACTCTTTTTAAACGCTAAACGCCTTTTTTTAATGTTTTCAACTTTTTTAAAATGTTTAATAAGATTTATATTTTTCATTTCTTAACCTTTCTTTTTTCATTATCTAACCTAAAAAAAGCGTTGTTTTTAAGGGTTATGTTTGGCTAAATCCTCCATGTCGGTTTAGCGTGAAATCTGGCGCTATAGCTTTCTTTGATTTCTCGTTTTAAAGGCGCTTTCACGCTCTCATGCGTTAGCGCGCTCGCTAAAGCGTCTATACAATCATCTTTTTTAAAAGGCTTGTCTGGATTGAAGCTGAAAAGTTCTTTTTCTATCTGTTCGGTGTTGTTAGCCGAATGGCTAAACACTAAAAAGCCAGTATTATAAAAAGGTCTTATCGCTTTGATCTTATCCACTTTTGAAATCTTTCGGCTTGGCGTGTAGCAAATGATTTCATCGTTTAGTAATTCCTTTTGGTTTTCTTTGGCTTGTTGGTTGTGTCTGGCTAGCGCGACTAAAAGCAAACGATACAATACTAAACCTCCGCCATCGCTCTCAATGTAGGTTTTAGCGTCCTTGTATTTTTCTTTAGCCGCTAGAATGTGTTTAATGGTATCTTCCTCGCTCCAAATCCCAAAAAAACAATCTAAAACGATATACCTAACGCTTTCGCTGTAATTTTCCACGCCCACGACAACAATAGCTCGATTATCGGCGTTCTGACTCAAACTTAAAGCGTTATCTACAAAAATAAAAGTATTCATCTCTCCTAATTCATGAGTAAAAACTTTCTTTAGATATTCTGGATCAAAATACCCACCACTGCTAACGACTGGATCTTGTTGGTATTGCGCGCTAAATTCATCGTTTCCCATTTGCAACCTTAAGGCTTCTAAATGTTGCTTATTGTGCTTTTTTTCAAATAACGGCGTATCCTTTTCTCTGGTGTGTTCAAAATCCTTTATTTTGTAAAATTCTTTGTTTTCGTTCAAGGCTTTGAGTTGTATGATCCTCCATTGTTTGATCGTTTCAGTGTCAAATTCTCTCTCACTCTGTAAAAACCCGCATAGATCGTTACTGCCTAAGCGTTGCATTAAGATGGTGATATTAGATTTAGTGTCTTGCAAGCGTGAGATAACGCTTTCTTTAAAATTCATATTAACATTATTAACCTCTTTTTTAGAGTTCATGTCGCTTACTTTGATCGGATCATCGATCAGTATTTGGTTAGCGTGAAATCCGGTAAGCGCGCTTTTTAGCGTGGTAACAAATAAGCCTCCACCTTCTCGTAAAATAAATTCTCTTGAGTTGTTTTGCAAAAACTCTAAAGGCTCATCAAAAAAGATACTTTGATAAAAAAAACTACTCATCAAATCCCTTACCTGGTTAGCGATCTTTCTGCATAATTCGTCGCTGTAAGAAATGTAAAAAATTTTCTTCGTTCGATCTTTTCCTAAACTCCACGCTATGAAGCATCTTGCTATGATTTCGGTTTTGCCATAGCTTGGAGGCATGTTCAAAATCAAGCGTTTAATTAGTTCGTCGCTTTGGCATGTGTTCGCTTGCGTGCATTCTAAAATTTTGCACAAATACCTAATATGCCAGTTATCTAAAAACGGCTTATTTTCGTATCGCTCCCACTTCAATCGTAAGAATTGGTAAAAATCACGCCTTGCTAACTCTCTTATCGCTAATTCTTTTAAAGCGCTTTGCTTATCCATTAATTAACGCTCCAAAAGAAAAACAAGCCGCTACGATAAAGCTAAATCCTAACGCTAAAACTAAAACGCTTATTCCTAACATTTCTAAAATCTTGTTTAGCATTTTCTAGCCTTTCAATAATCTAAATTCTGCGCGCTCGGGTATTTTCGCCATGTCGTTTTATCGCTCGTTTTGAGTTTCTTTTTTGGCTTATTCGCATTCGTTTCGGCGTTATTAGCGTTTTCTTGTTGCATCTCGCTAATCGCTACCGCTTGGTTAATTTTCTCGCTTTCGTTCGTGGTTTGAGATAATGCGCCTTGCTCGGTGTATTTGTGCGCTTTGGCTTGTAATTCCAAAATCTCGGCCTGTAATTTTTGGATTTGCAAGGCTTGGATTTGCTCGTTATATGGTGCGCTTGCTTTAGCGTTTGCTTCTTGTAAGGCGTTAGCGTTTTGTATCGCTTCTAAAACATCGTTAGTGATCGGGCTGTCCATGTCGTTTAGCATCAGTGGCACTAAACTAGGCACTAGATCCGGTCTTATGGGCGCCAAAATCTTTAGAAGCTCGTTCCAGTTATACCATTTTTCGTCTCGGCTTTCGGTCTTTAATTGGGATTTTAAAATCAAATCAAATTTAAGCGGTCTTATTTTGTTATCATCGCTAGAATTGATTTCAAAATACCGATCGCCTACTTTCCTATCTACAATTTTAAAAACTTGTTCTTTAGTGAAATACTCACAAATGAAGCTAACCGCTAACTTGAAAATCAAACGATCCATTTCATCAGTCGCTTTCAAAAAGGTCTGTAGCCCCATTAGACCGCTCTCTCGCCTTTGCGCGATCGCAACACCACTCTGTCTATTTACTGCCATGCCTAAGCTTTCATCGTTCAAACCAGCTAAAAGCCTTAATAATTGGCGTTTTTGTTCGGCTTTTTGGCTTAAAGCGCTCAAATCCGCTTGATTGTTCATGAATTGGATTTTATGGTCTTTTAAAGCGTTCGGTCTTACTTTGGCGATCGCATTATCTAAGCTCATGGTTTCTACAAATTCCGCTACATCTACCACAGCGTCCTCTTCAAACATCGCTTTAAAACTTCCCATCATGTTGCCCATGCGGTTTTCGGCGTAGTTAATGAAATCTTGCATGGGCTTAATGTCTCTAAATAAGCCGTAATAGTTGTTCAGTTCGTCCGTGTATAGCTTGCTTACAATAAAAGGGCATGCGCCGTTCTTAAATGGTTTTATCTCGCTTTTATAAACGCCTGCGCTTCTACTCCATAAGTACCTATTCCATTGATAGCTTTTAGTTTCTTCATTGTATTCCTTATACCAGCTTTCAATCACGCTCGCTATTCTTTCGTGATTCACGCTTGAGTAATTCACAAGCACGCTCTCGCCAAACAATAATAAGGCTTCTTGCTCCGTGATTTCTAGCATCTTATGAAAACGCCTCGCGTCTAATGCGTTCTTATCGGTAGAAAAATAATCGATCACAAAGCTTTCAGGTTTCAAGGCTTTAATATCAATTTCTACATTTTTCTCCTTATCTTCCGTAACCCACAATTGGATCACACCTAAGCCACCGACTAAAAGGTTCTTATCCCTCTCAATCATCGCTTTATCGTAATTTTCTTGTTGGATGAAAACCTGTAAAAGACTATTCAACAAATCGCTTAACGCTCTGTCTTCTTCTTGTTTCGGGCTTAATCGTATCTCGCTAATGCTTTCTATCTTGTAACCTAAAATCTTATTCACAATCACTTTAAACATGTTTTCTACGATCGGCGTTTGCCCACGATCTAAAATGATGTTTAAAACATCTTGCGGGAGTTGGTTGCCGTTGTAGTATTTCTTGGCTTCTAAAAATTCAGCGTTAGCGATTAAAGCCTTTTGATAGTCGTTAGAAAAATCGTTCTGTAGTGTGGTGAAGTCCATTTTAAGCCTTGTTCTTTTTAATTATTTAAGCAAAATCAAGGCTTGTTTTTAAGGGTTATGTTTAGTCAAAACCTTGTCATAATATCAGCGTTATTTTTAGCGATCGTATCAATCGCTTCCATATTTTGTAAGCGTTCCTGTTCTCTGGCGTTATAGCGTTGTTTTTCTAATTCAAACTGTTCTTTTGCCATTCTCGCGCTTTCTTTAGCGCTTTTGTTCTGTTCGCTAAAATTGATCGCTCCCACGATCAAGCTCCCTAATCCGCCGATCGCTCCTCCTAACATACCTAAACCTCCATAACCGCCCACGCTCTCCATGAAGTTAGAAAATTTAGAAGCTTTGGGCGTTTCTGCTGGCTTATAATTATTCACAAAATCGCTATAACTCGTTTTAGAATAATTCAACAAGCCGAAGTTTTTCGGCATGCTTTCTCTTGTTAGATCTGGCGTGTTTTTAGCGTTTTCAGGTTTGAAGTAGTTCGGATCGTTTAAAGGGTTCTTAAAAAACATTTTTTAACCTTTCTTAAAGTTTTCAAGCGTTCTTAACATTTCTTAATTTTAAAAACATTTCAAAACATTTCAAAACATTTTTGAAATGTTTTAATTATTTAATACTCTACTTCAATCACGCTCGGCAAAAAATACAACACTCTTAAAACGCCTTTGACATCGTTACCATTAGCGTTTTTGACTTCCGCGACTACTACCTTATTACTGGTAGCCGTGTAGTCTTTAGCGCTCGTGACGTTCTTATTGTCTATCACGTTTTGATCTAAAATAAAAAAATAGTTTTTAGTGGTTTCATCTTTGAATCCCACGCTAAAATATCCAGCCACAGGATTTCCTACCACTTCCAAACTCACCTTAACGACTTCCGCACCACTTGGCAGAGCCACTAAATCATAAACGCCGTTTTTGAATTCAAATTCTGCTTTTGCTAGATAGCTCACACTATGAACTTTTTGTTTCATTTTATTTTTTCCTTTCTTATTTTTATTCCATGTTAGACACTAAACCGATCACGGCAAAATCTTGATTATCATAAGGCGTTACTATTCCGTCCGTGCTTTGATACTTGGCTTTAGACACGCCTAGAAGACAATCCACGCCGACTAAAGACTTCCTGCCTGCATCCACGGTTTCATCAATGTAAAACCTTGTTTCTTTAGATCCTGCTAATAACACCGCGCTAGCGCCGATCAAGCAACCGATCGAAATCTCTTTATTTTCGTTTAGTTGTTTTTTATTAGTTTTTATCTCTATCTCTTCTTTGAGTTGTCTTGGCGTTACGATCTTATTCACATTAGCTTTATTCACATAGCGTGAAAAATCGCTATCGCTCACGCTAGAATTAGGCATGCCAACATTCAACTTATTCCACACGCCAGCATCAATCACCGGGCAATTGTCAATCACGCCTAAAAGCCCGCTATAAATCATGCCTTTATCTTCACCCGCAAAAGCGTAAAGCTTTCGTAATTCTTTAAACTCGCTATCGGCTTTTAATTGGTTCGCTTGGTAGCTGTCTAAAAAGATAATGTAGCTTGTGTTTTGCACGATCACATTACCAACGCTTTGTGCGCTCGCTCTAACGGGTTTAATCGGGAAAGCTTTGGCGTTGTTTTCTTTTAAGCCGTTTCTAGCGTGAAAAATCGCTTTTCTAATCGTGGCTACATTCATCGTAGCGTTGTAAAGGTAATTCGTAAAATCGTTAGTCAAGCTTGCAACGATCCTTTTATCTCTCTCTTCATTCATCCATGTGGTCAAGCTATCCACGCTCTCCTTAATGAAATCAATGCGTTCTAATTCGCTGTAAGCTTTGATCTTGGATCGTAAGGAATTACCGAAAGCGTCCGGATAGATCGTTTGGCTTAAGATTTCTAAATTATCGTAATTAGCTTCAAAATCCGTATTACCGGTTACACCGCTACCGGTTAATTGCGCTTTTATCCTTGGGCGGAATGGTTGTTGGTTAGCCACGCTAAAAAGTCTAATCCCACGATCCGCGCCGGTGCCTGTGATGCTAAAAAACGGGCTTTTTACCCAGCTCGCGTTTTGGATCTCTCTACCGACTTCTATCCCTAGATTAGGATTATTGGAAATGTTGTTAAAATTGATGTTGTTAAGTTTTTCTAACATTTTTACGCTCCTTAATACCTTGTCATGATGTTTTCATTGTTAGCGTATCCTACGCCGCTAACGCCGTTACCTAACGCTTCTTTAGGAAGGTTGTTTTTTTCTTCTTCTTTCTGCGCTTCTTCAGGCTTTGAATTAAGCGCGTTAAAATAATCCAAAACCGCCTCAAAAAACGCCTCGCCTTCTAACTTGTCAATTTGCTTTTTAATGCGGTTTGGTATTTCTTCGTTGTAGAACTCTAAAAGCTCGTTCAAGTCAATTTCTGGGTGTTTTTTTAAAAATGCTTCTTTGTCTTTTTCAATTTCTTCATCTTCTCGGTCTCTTTGGATTTCATCGCTTAAATCCAGCGCTCTACCGACTTTATCCGTGAGTTTCTCTCTTAGGTAGTTGTTTTGCTCCGTGAAAACAAACCGGTAAAACTCGGGCTTGTTGCTAAAAAACAAATCTTCCACTTTCTCGTTTGTCTTATCTACCATGTGCTTAATGAAATCCTGTTCTAAACTCGCTTCTGCTTGCGCAATCTCTCGTTTTAAGGTTTCAAGCTCAATTTCTTTTTCTTTGATGCCCATTCTTATCCTTTCTTATTGATTATCAAACTTTAGCAAACACTAAAAACAATTTTAAGGGTTATGCTTTTTAAAAAAATAGCCCTATTTTTGTTTTTTTCTTTTTGCTATTATTCTTATCGCTATTAGGATTTTTCTGTCGTTCCTAATAGCGGTTTCTTTTCTGATTTTAGTTTGGAATGCGTCAGCATTTGTAAAAACTTCTTAATCCTCTTGAATGGGCTTGGTTCAAGAGGAATCTCCTAAACTCTTACAACCTTGCTAAAATGGATATTTTTAGAATACATCAGGCTCAAATAGTTCGTTAGGTTGTCTTTAGCTAATTTCAATAATTGCTTATAATTCGCTAAAACGCTAAAATTAGCTTCATGGTTAGGGATTTCTAAAAGGTTACACAAAACGCTATACACTAAAACATCAAGGCATATTTTAGGCATGTTGATGCTATCTAAAACATTATTCACCTCTTCATAAGTATAATACACCGCTTCAAGCTCTCCGCTTCTAAAAGGCGTCACGCTCAGCTTATCGCTCAAAATCAATAATTCTAATTCTCCGGTATCTTTTTCTATGCTGTTACGGCTTTGTATTTCTTTTTTATCTAATTTCACGCTTTCTATACCTAAAAGGTTATTAACCGTTAAAAAGCGTTCTTCTTCAGTGATTAAGGCTCTTGTGATCGTTTTGTTCAATTTGAATTCTAAACAAATTTTTAAAATCGCTTGATTGATATTTTCAATGATCACGCTGTCTAAAATTTCATAATTACCTACTTCGTTATCGTTCAAACGCTCTCTAATTTTTGCTATAACTTCGCTAACTTCTATCATTTCAAAATCCTTTCTATCAATTGTTTTTCTTTTTCTAAAAAAAACTTAGGCTTAAGATAATAAACGCCTTTAATAATATTCTTTTCATACACTGCTAAAAAATCCGTTAATAAAGCCTTTTGTGGCTGGTTTTTAGGCTCTTTAGCATTCAGTAGGTAGTTTTCTATGCTCTCCACTAAAAGCGCATTAAAATTGAGATTTTTAGGATAATCTCTATAATCCAAATCTCCCACGCCCTCACACACTCCAAAAATAGCGTTATTGAATTTAAAAAAGTTTTTTTCTGTGAATGGTAGTTTTAGCTTTTGATGGGCTTGTATTGTTTGCTTGTGGATTAAAACGCCTCTATAATCAAACGATTCTAAAACACCGCTAATATCAAAAACTACGACTCGCATTAGTATCATTTAATTATTCTTGACTTGTTAGATCTTTTTGTTGTAAAATCAATCAATGGGTTAGAAAATATTTCTAACCCATAAAAACACTTTTTAAGTGTGCCAAGAGACCCTGACACATAAGACGAAAGGGCTTGTGTATAGTCAATGTGAGGCTTTTTAATCATCTTCTTTTTCTTTGATATTTTTCTTATAATCTGGCGCATTTTTATAATCTCCTTTCTCTTTAAACATGGTTTTAAAAATTTTTTTTTACTGCTTCAGCTTTAGTTTCTTTCTCTGTTTCTAATTTCGCTAACTTTTCAGCGTTAGCTTGTTCAAGGTGGTATGAATGCTCTTGCGTTTTAATCGCGTTTGTGGTAGGATTAGGTTCAATAAGGTTTGAGGTGATATAGTTGATGCCATCTCTGTAATTGTTAGAGAGTGTCGCAATGGTCTCTAACTTCCTTAAAACTTCATCATCCACTTCAAAACTTGTAATCATATAATGATTTTTTAGTTCGTTATCTCCCTTAAACTTACTCAAAACTACCTTTAAATTATTCAAAATAATAACCGCATAACCTGGTTTGTCTTCTTCTTTTAAGCCTTTTTGTATAATGGTAGGGATTTCCTTAAGTAGTTCATTAGTCCTTTCTTTGGCTTGTTCGTTTGTTAATCCTAACCTTTTGTATTGTTTTTTTCTCTTTTCTAAAATATGTTCTAGCCCGTAATCTTTATTCCCCCAAACCAAATCAATATCACCTAAACCTTCCTTATAAAACGCTCCTGCTACAAAACCTTTTTTAGTTTCTAATAGCTTGTTGATCGCGCCTAAGCCATCACCTTTGAACTCGCTATAATTATGTCCCCACTCGCTAGGCGTTTCAAGTTTTTGTTTTTTTATCCATTTCTCGCTTTCTTTTTGCATGTCCTTAACGGCTTCTATCAAGCGGTTTAATACGGGATTGTTTTCATTTGATTCTCTATTCACCATTAAAAGGTAATGCGTAAAATCGTAAATGTCAATGTCCTTAAATTCCTTACTATCAGGGTCAAACATGTCTTTGGTAATATCTGCGATCCTGAACTCTTTCAAGCCTTTTTTAATGTTATCGCTCTTTAACGCTTCAAATAACGCCTTAGAAGGATCATCAAACCTCGCAAACCTTGCTATTGCTCCTCCTAAAATCTCGCTGATATCGATAATCGCTTGATCGCTCTTTTCAAGAATCTCTAACGAACTCGTTTTATAGAATTTATCGCTCAAATCTTTCAAGCTCTCGCTCGTGCTTACATAATTCTTTAAATTGGCAAAACTGCGATCCATGATATCGCTTAAATAAGCGTTAAGGCTTATATTAGGGAAATTCATGTCATGGATGAGATTGTGAAAGCTTCCGGCGTTATCCACAAACATTTTTTTAACCTTTTCATAGCTTTTAATGTCGTTAGAAAACTCTTTCTGCCAGTGGTTGAGTAATTCTATCCCTTGCGTCTTGGTCCTTGGCATGTTATACATAAGCAACGCTAAATTACTATCGCCTACATTAGGGTGAGTGGCTTTATCAAAATTAAGGTTTTTAGCGACGATGTTTTTTAATGAGTAGATGCTATCAGCGTTTAATTGTCTTTCTAATTCTTTCAATTTCACTTCATAATGGCTTAAAACCGCTATCGCGTGATCGCTCTCGCTGTTAAAGCGTCCTTGATTGCTTGAAGCCGCTAAATTGTTGATCTCGGTGTTGTCTAGGCGTTTATTTGGCACTCTCACTAACAATTCATCAGGCGCTAAATCTATGCGGTAGTATTCTTGGATCGCTTTGTGGTAAATGTATCTACTTTTTGGCGTGAAATTTAGCATGCCTTGGATGCGGTGGTTCCCTGCGATCACTTGCCCATCATGTAAGATAATCGGTAAATCCTCAAACCCTCCGCTCCCAAATATCTTTTTAGGATCAAAATCCTCCGCAATGCTTTTAATCTGCTTTTCGTTCATGTCCGTGCGTTTTTGCGTCCCGCCTGTGGTAAAACTAGGCTTCAAGTCTTTGGCTTTCACGATCGCATAATCAAGATCGTAAATCTCTCGTTCGTTTAGCCTTACTCTACTCTTGGGGATCTGCGTTTGGATTTGAGTAGGTATATCCTCTCCTACTTCTATTTTAGTCTGGCTTTCAATATTGCCCGCATTGCCTCGCTCGTGTTCTAATTTCTTTTTTAACGCTTCTTTACGCTTGTTTTCTTGCTCTTTAGCTTTTAAAAATTCCTGTTCGCTAACTTTGGCTTCGCTTTCTAACTTCGCTAACTTTTCGGCGTTAGCAAGTTCAAGGGGGGATAAATTTTTAACTTCTTGGGTGGTTTGGTTATTTAATTCTGTTCTTTTTAATAAATCCTCTTGACTTGTTAGAGGTTTTTGTGTAGGATTAGGTTCATTAAGGGTAGTGGGTAGTGGCTCGCTATCCTTTGAGGTGCTAGGTTGTGGCCTGGCATCTCTAAAATCTGTAAAATTCCTATCGCTATAAAAATCAAAAATCTTATTACCGCTATCTAAATCATCTACTACTAACCTAAGCTTTACGCCGTTATTATCCCATTCATATGCGTATCGCACTCCATTATTTCGCTTTTCAAAGCTCTCTAATAACACGCTTCCGTTTTTTATCGCTTCTCCCATGTTAAGTAGTTCATCGTTAGTTAGTCCGCCTGTATTTTCTACTCCGTAATGTTTAATGAGTATCTTTTTAGCTCCTGCTTTCTTTGTTCCTTGCTCTAAAAGGTAGAGATCGTTTAAATCTATCCCTTTAATCTCTGCTTGATCTAGCTCGCCCTTAAACACCTTTAAAACTTGTTGTTGTTCTTTAGTTAGCTTGCTTTCATCAATCTTTTGCAATTCTTTTAAGGCTTTTTCGTATTTAGTGGCTTTTTCTTTGATTTCCTCGCTCGCTTGCTTGATTCCGTTAGTAAGCTCTTCAATGATTTTAAGCGTGTTGTTAGAAAATTTAGCGTTTTGTGCGCTTAATTCTAAATTCTTACTAAACTCGCTTATGCTGTGGCTTCTTTCTAACGCTCTTTTTAGGTGATACTTTAAGGCCGCGCCTGCGGTGGCTTCGTTTAGCGCTTTGGGGAGTTTAATCCCTAAAATGCGATCGGGCGCGTTGCGGTATAAAGTCCCTAGCGTGAATTTAGTCCATTGGTATTTTAACGCTCCGCTTAAAGTGGTTGCTAAACCTTGGCTTAAGTTCTTGGTGGTAGCGGGTTTTAGGCTTTCGGCGATCTTAGCGTCGTTTTTGAAAAGCTTGTGAAATCCGCTCGCTATGTCAATGTATTCTTTAGCCTTGGGCGTGGTGAAAACATCGTTTTTAAATTCGTTTAGCTTGTTTAAAAACTGCGCGCTATCAAACACCTTCAAGCTTTCATCTTGTTTTAGGCTTTGTTCCATTAAGCGATTCAACATGCTCAATTCTAGGCGTTCCTTATCTGGCTCGCTCAAGCCTTTCGTTAAGGCTTGGTAATTAGTTAAATCCTTTTGTCCTTGTCCTTGTATGATTTTCATTAAGCTATTGATAGCGTCGCTTTCTTGCGTGTGTTTGTCTCGTATCTTAGCCTTATCCACTAGTTCTAAAGCCTGCTTCATGTTCCTATAATCGCTAATGGCGCTTTTTTGCAATTCGCTAATCTTTTTATAAGCGCTTTTATTCTGCTTGAGTAGGTTTTCTATGGCGTTATCAATATCGTTTTTTAGAAAATTAGCGCTCGCTTTTTGGATATAGCCTAAAGTAGAAGGATCTTTCACATTCCGCAAATAAGCGTTAATTAGCTGGCGTGAGTTTTTCAATTGCTCATAAGTAACGCCGTTCGGGTTATATACATTTTCTTCAATTTGCCTTAAAAAACTTTTAGCCTGCGGATCGATCTCGCCTTGCGCTTTCAAGTCGTTCAAAAACTTTTCAAAATTCGTTACATCTTGCACGCTCTCTCGTAAATTCACCTTGTAGCTATCATCGTATAGCTTTCCTATGATTTCATTCAAGGCTTTGTCGTAGCTTTCTTTTGTGCCTTGTTCTAAATTATCAAAAACGCTCTTAATTTCATAGTCTTTCAAATCAAACTGCTTTAAAGATTTCGTTAAGTTCTCGGTCGTTTGGTTTAGAATGGATTTTAAATTAGCGCTCGCTTTCGGGCTTAAGTTAGCCGCTTCAATCAAAAACGCTAAAGTGTTACCGGTTTCATCGCTTCTAATCGCTCTAATAAAGGCTTGTTGCTGTTCTTTGTGGTTGTCTAGCGTTAGGATTTCTTTCAAATTATCATAAGCTTTTAGCTTGTTTCCATCGCCTTCAAAAGCGCTTTTTAATTTTTCTCTCAAAAAGTCCTTATTATTCTCGGCGTTAATCTTAGTCTCGCCTCCAAACTGCGCGCTAAATTCTTTTAAGGCTTGTTGCTGTTCTTTAGATAGCGTGTTTTCTATGATCTCGGTCGCGCGTTTGGTGTTGCCAGTGAAAAAGTTTTTAGTGAATTGGAAAGGCATGCTCATTTCGGCTAATTTTAACGGTGCTTTAGCTAGTGGCTTTAAAACCTTACCGGCTCCTAACATCAGTGTATCGGTCGCTAACGATAAAGCGCCTTCACTTAATGCATGCCTTATGATTTCATCGGCTTTATTTTCTCGATCTAGCGCTAGATTAGTGATTATCGCATCCGTTGCTGCTCCTGTGGTTGCACCTAAGGCTGCACCGGCGATCGCTCCTCCCACTAATCCTAACGCTCCAGCATTCTTGCCGTATTTAGCGCCTGTAATCGCTCCTCCAACGCTTCCGGCTATGGAAAACTTATTATTTAAAAGGCTTTGCGTGAAATTGTCTATAAATCCATCGTTGATCTTATAGACCTTATCGCCTTTGATCACAAAAGGTTCATTTTTTTCATTATAGATCACGCTATCAAAATGGTAGAGGTTTTTAGCAATCGTTTCAAAATCTTTTTTAGCTTTTTCTTGCGCTTCTTTGTCTGCGTCTGTGAATAAGCTAAAAAAATCCTTGTTCTTATCAATGTTACTAAAAGCTGAATAGGCTTTCTGTATTTCTTTCGTTACATCCTTAGCTTTTTCTTTTTCCTTGTATTCCTTAAGCTTTTCGCTTTCGCTTGCGCCTGTGATAAAATCCATCGCATTATTAAAAAAACCGCCATCATCGCTTATTAAGTCCTTATCGCTTTGCGTGAGTTCTTGGCTTGTTTTGTTTAATATGGCTTTTCTTTGTAAGTCTTTTTGATAGTCTTCTTTAGCGATCTCGTTCTTGGTTTTAAGCGGGCTAAAAATACTCGTTTCGGCTTTATTGTAATAATCATCTTTGATCGCATTGGGTAAATCTTTAAACTCTAGCTTATTGTCTAAGGCTTGCGTTTTAAGATCGGTTAGTTGTTTTTCTCGCTCTTTGGCGTTTTGTGTTTGATAACCTACAAAACTACCTAACTGATCTAATAAACCTAATTCTTTGAGTTCTTTGGATTTTTGATTGAGATCTACAATGAGGTCTTTTTTCTTTTGTTCTAATTGTTCGGGCGTGAGAATAGGATTTTTAAGCGGATTCGGATATAACGGAGTGCTTGGTAAGTTTTTGAAATTGATTTCATTATTTTCTAACGCTTGCATGTCTAATCCTAAAGTCATTTTACTTATTTAATCCAAATCAAGGCTTGTTTTTAAGGGTTATGTTTTTCAAAAAATAAGCTGGTATAATTCTTTTTGTTGTTGTGGCGCGAGTTCTGCAATGCGATTGTAGAATTCTCCGATCCTATTCAATATTTCAAAACTAAAAAATCCTAAAAGCTCGTATATCCTTTTTTGCTTTTGGGAGTATTCTCGCACGCTTTGATGTTTTTCAATAATGGTGGCTCTCAATTCCCCGGTAATTTGCGGATAAATTTCGTTTTCTCTTTTTAGCGCGATGCGTTCATCACCGATAGCGTTAATTTCATTGTTTAGGTTTTGTTTTTGTTGTTCTTTGTTGTTTTTAGCGCTTTCTTGCGTGTGTTTGTCTCGCTCTAATAGTTGTTTTTGATTTTCTAGGTTTTGTTTTTGTTGTTGTATAGGGTTTTTTGCTTGTTCTTTTTGATTTATAGCGTTCTTTAGCGTTTCGGTGTGGTTTTGTATGGATTTAATGCTTTCTTTCAATTTTAAGGCGTTTTCTTGATCTTGTAGTGTGTTAATGTCTTTGTATTTTAGCTTTAGCTGTTCTTGTTCTTGGTTTATGGTGTTTTCTAACTTTTCAAGCATTTGTGAATCTTTTTGACTGATTGGTGCGGTTAGGATCTTAAGCCTTAAGCCTTTGGAGTATTGGCTTATCTGTTTGAAAAAAAGCGCGCTTTCTAGCTTCTCGCTTTGTGAATTGAAATTCAAAATTAAATCATAAAACTTCAAGGCTTTCACTTGTTCTATATTACCTAAAGCGTTGTAACTGTTATTACCGGGTAAAAACTTTTGATAGCTGTTATCTAAAACCTGGTTTATGGAATTCGTTCTAAACTGGTTATTGATGCCGTCCATGTTATTGGGCGCGTTTAAAGCGTTGTAGGTTTCTTTGCCGGGGTTGTGGTATTCGTAAATAAAGCCTTTAGGCAGTATCGCATACGGATCGGTTAGGAAAAAGTTGATTAGCGCGTTTTTAGCGCTGGAGCGGTTTAAGGCGTTTTGTTGGTTGGCTTCTATATTAGGAGGGTTGTCTGTCAAAAAAGTAAATTGTTTCTTCCATTTAGATTGTTTCTTAAGCCTTTTTAGTTCTTGTTTGAGTTTTTCTAATTTTTTCAAGCTTTCTGCTTGCTTTTTTTTAGCGTTGGTTTCGTATTCTAAAGCGTTTGATTTTTCTTGGTCTTCTTTTAAGGCGCGTTCTTTAGCGCTTAATTCATTATTCAAGCCTTGGATTTCATTGTTTAGGTGGTTTAGCGCTTGGTTTTGTTCTTGGATTTGATGGTTTAGGTGGTTAATTTCGTTGTTTAGGCTGTTAATGCGCTCTTGTGTGTGGTTAATTTCGTTGTTTAGGCTGTTAATGCGCTCTTGTATCTCTAAAACGCGCTTAAAAGCGTTCTGTAGTCTTTGATTAGCTGGAACGTTTAAAGCATCCAAATAACTTATAAGGTTTTGATAATCTCTAAATATTAGCGTATTTGGCGTTCCGGTTATTTTAGGATAGCGACCTCTAGGGCCACCTCTAGAGCTGGCGTTACTTAAGGCGTTGCCTAAAGAGTTGATAAAACCACTTAAAAAATTGCTACCGCTAGGGCCACCAGAGCCAGAGCCTACGCCTATGTCAATCCAACTCATGCTTTTTCCATTGACTGCGCTTGAATTTCTTTAATTTTATCGTTCAACGCTTCCGCTAACGGATAATCCTTTTCCTCTAAAGCCACAATTAAAGACTTTTTCAAGCCTTTAGTTTTGAGTTCCACTAACGCGCTTTTTTGATAGCTTTCAGGGATTGTTTTAAACTTTTTTAAAAAATCTAAACCTCTAAAATCTCCAGCCACAAGGCGTTTAAAGAAAATAGGATACCCTACATCGCTCGGCGATAAATAACGCCTTGCAATGTATCTAAATTCTTCTCTTTGTAGCATTGTCGCGTAAATGCGCGCTTCTAGTAGATCTAATTTGCCAGATGTGTTTTTTGGCTTAACGGGCTTGATGTGTTTTTGCGCTAAAAAAGAGTTTAGGATTTTAATTAAATCCGCTTGCGTGAAAGGTTCAAAATTATTAATGGTTTTTAAAATATTTTTGCAGTTAAAATCCTTTTGTTGCGTGGTTAGTTCCGCTCTCAACAAATAAGCGCAGTAAAATTTAAACCCGTTGATCTTGCTTAGATTGGGTCGTTTGTTTTCTCTCTGGTAATCGCTCAAATCCTTAATGCTAGGATCTTTAATTTTAATCACGCTCATGTTGGTTATATGGTTTTTCAAACACAAATCTAAGGCCCTAATGGTAGCTTCTGTTCCTGCGCTATCGTTATCAAAACTAAAACACAGCTCAACATTAAGCTTATTGAGAAACGCTAAATGCTCTTTAGTGAATGCGGTACCGCTCGTGCAAATGACGTTTTTATAATTAAAATGTTCGTAAGCTAACACATCAAAAAAACCCTCGCATATAATTACCTGCTTCTTTTGTTTGATGCTTTCAAGCGCTCGGTGGTAGTTGTATAAGAAAAAAGATTTATTAAAAAGGCTTGTTTCTCTGCCGTTAATGTATTTAGGGGCTTTGTTGGTTTTTAGTAGCCTTGGGATACACAAACGCGCGCTAAAGCTTCTAATCTTGCCTTTGCTGTCTTTGAGTGGTATTGTGATGCGGTAATTGCAAAAGCTTTTCAATTCTTTTTCTTGGTTTTTGTCAGAAAAAAGACCGCAAGCGATCAGATCATCGCTGCTAAAGCGTTCTTTCAAAACCTCTAAATCCACATGCAAGCAATAACCTAACTCATAAGCTTCTATCATTTCTAAACTGATCGCGCGCGTGTGAGTCAAATAATGCAACACTTTAGGCTCGTTTTTTAGCCTTTCTTTGAAAATGTTATTTGCATATGATAACAACTCTTTCAGGCGTTCGTTTCGTTCGGTTATGGCGTTGGTTTCGTATTCTAAAGCGTAATGATAGATTTTAGCGATCTCTTCAACGGCTTCAATGAAACTTAACTTTTTGTATTCTTGCAAAAACTTCAAAGCATCACCGCTAACACCACACCCAAAGCAATGATAAATATTTTTTTCAGGACTCACCATAAAGCTCGCGGATCGTTCCTCATGAAAAGGACAACAGGATTTTAAATTAGCGCCGGCTTTGTATAAATCAAGGTAGCGCTCTAACACTTCCACGATTTGGATGCGTTCTTTCAACGGCTCTAAGTTGGTTATTTTCACACTAAACCTCCGCCATCATCGCCGTAATCCTCATGTTCGTCATGTGGGAGTTGTGGGAATGGTTGGCAATCTATCTCAAAAAAACGATAATCTACATTTTTGAAATAACAAAGACCGCTTAATCCGGTTTGTTTGTTTTTCAAAATGAGTATCCTCCTATGCTTTGTGCGCTCGTAAAAATCTTTGATGTTAGGCAATTCATGCCTTTTTAGCCTTTCTACGCGGATCATCAAATGCGCTTCATGACCGCCTTTACGTGATCCGGTTGGCGTGTAGGTGTCGTTTTTGGAGTTTTGAATGATGAAAATAACCAACACTTGCAAATTTCTAGCAATATCACTCAAAGCTGTAAATTTAGCGGTTTCTATTTCTTCAATGGTTCTTCCTACGATCGGCGCTTGGATCTTCATTTGGCTATCTATCAAAAAAACCTTATGGCCTTCTTTAGCAAGGCTTCTAATTTGAAAGATGAGATCATTGAGTTCACAGCTCTGATCGTCTATGAAGTAGTTACCAGCTTTAATGTTAAAATCCTTTTGCCTTAAGGTTTCAATGTGCTTTCTAACGCTAAACTCAAAACCGAAGTAAGTTACCTTGTGTTTTTGCTGCGCGTTCGTTAAACACTGCACGCCTAAAAGCGTTTTACCGGCTTCAGGATCACCGCTCAGTAATACCATTTGGCCTACTTCAATACCTCCATCTGTGATCGTATCTAAAAAGTTAATGCCGGTTTCAATCTTTTCAATAGGCGCTTTATTTTTGAAAAACTCCTCCCACTCCCAGAAATATTTTCCGTTGCGTTTGATACCTAAACTGATGTATTTGTCTAAAAATTCATAATCAAAAACTTCACTCTTGCGCGTGGCTTCTTTGAGTTTGTTAGCAAGATGTTCCTGCATTTGAAAACACAGATGCGTTTTAAAATCGCTTTTCAGGTTCAAGTAATCCGGGTAGCTGTCCGCTTGTAAAACTTCTTGAAATTCCTTGCTTTGAAAATCTTTCTCTCCGATCCTTAGCTTGATGGTTTCAAGCCTTATGGGCTGTTTTTTGTGGTTCATGTCCACTAAAGCCTTAATCACCTTTTGGTTGAAGGCGCTAAAACTTTTTAAGCTAATGTCTTCTAAAAAATCCTCTATGTGTTGCGGATAGTCTAAAAAACTTTTCATTATCAAATTTTCCATGCCGTTTCCTTATCGTTTCTTTTGGTTCTTTTCTTCTAAAATTTCTAAAAAGCTATTAAACTCTTTCAAGGTCAAATTTATTAAAAGGTTTTCTTTTTCAAATTGCCTAAGGCCTCTCAAAATAGCTAAACGCACGATTTGCGTTAGCTTGTAATTGTTTTTTCTTTTCAACCTTTGCAATTCTTTCAAGTTGCTTTCTCTTAAACTTATTTTTTTTCTCTTTGCTAACAAAAGCTCTCCTATAAGCTCGCTTCGATCGTTTCCATGCTTCCTCATTGCTTTGTCCTTTCTGCGTTTCTATGAAAAAAATAATAAATCGCTCTAAAATAACGCTTCGGCATCTGTTTTCTAGCGTTTTTATCGCTTCTAAAATTTCTAATAATCCATTTTCAAGTAAAATGCTATTAGTCCATACCTTAGGCTTGAAATTCTTGTTATTGTGTTGGTAATTTCTCCACGAGCGCATAACTTCCACCTACCAGATACAAAGCCCGTTATATTTGGGATTGGAGCCTGTAAATTCAAACTGATTCATGACTTCTTCGTCTTTCTTTTGGGCTTCGCTTTTGTAGCTTGGCTTTTCAAAATGCATGACTTCATAGATTTCGTTATAGTTTCGGCGGATGGATTGCTCAATACAAGCCACTAAATCGCATCCTTGCGCTTTTAAGGCTTCGCATTGGTTTAAAAGGGCTTTTTTCGTGCTATAGCTTAATTTGTGCTTCTCGCTGCGAAAATTCAAAAATTCCTCAAAGGCTGACCTCTCGTATTGGTTTAGGTGTTTCGTGTCTAAATTCCCTAAAATAGAGCTAAAAAACGCGCTAAAACGATTAAACAAACTAACATTAGAAATTTTAGAGCTTTTAAAAGAAGAATCACTATCGGGATTTTTACGATCGGATGTGTTTGAGCAAGCTTGATTTTTTTCTTCAAATTCTGAAGTTGAAAAATTTTCACTCGAGCGTATATTTTCATGTTTATTTTTATTTTTTTCTTTTAAGATAAACATTGGAAATAAATTACCCGTGGATTGAGCTTCGCTGTCATGGGCGTTAGAGCCTTGTTTTTGTTGGTTTATCCATGAGTAATTATTTTCCTTGTGGATAGCGTCTTTTTTAGCTTGATTTTTGGCTTCTTTTTGCGCTTGTTTTTGGCTTGGATTTTTAGAAAAATTGCCCATGATAAATCTGAAAAATTTAGTAAATGTGCCGTCTTTTTTTCGTTCCTTTTCAAATTCAATATAACCCAACTCTTTGAGTTCGTTAAGGTATTTGTAAATCGTTTTTTCGTTTCTTTTGAATCGTTTAGCAATATCTTCAATGCAAAGCTTAAAAGTGGTAGCGTGCTTTTTGATATAAGCGTAAATCGCTATCGCGATGTCCGAAACCCGTTCATCATCACAGAGATCGTTTGAGATTTGCGTATAACCGTATTTCATTGGTTGTTTTAGGATGTAGTTCATTGTTGTTCCTTTCGTTTGTTTTTAGCACGTTTTAAAGCGTTTAAATACGCGCATAATTCCTTACCGGTATCGTTCAATTGGCAAACTTTAAAGTAATTGTTTTTTTTGTCGCATTCTCTTTTTTTGTTGATCGTCCACTGCTCGCATAAGCCTTTTTTTTCAAGCTTGGTTAAGATTTTAAGCGTGTAGTAGTAGTTAATGTTAAGATTGTTTGAAATCTTGTCGGCTGTTTTAGGTAAATACGCTCTTTTGTAAAGCTCGTTAAGCACTTCTAAATCGATCGGTTTTAATCTTTCTTGTTCTATTGGTTCCATTTCATACCACCTTTTTTTGGAGTAGGATTGAATAGCTGGTTACGCGCCTATTTTTGACGCTGCAAACGCTGGACTTGATCGTGTGCGTTTTTTGGAGTCTTTCTAATTTTTGAATGAAATCAAAAAAACTTAAATTGGAATCGCTTTCCTTGATGCGTTGGTAAGTCAAATAGTAAAATACGCTCATGGTGTTCTCCTTGCTCTTTTCTTTTGTTATAGTTTCCCCTTTAGAAACGCTGCCCTTTCCCTTTCTTGTTTAGGTATGTAGTGGCTGTAAGTTTTGTAGGTCGTGTTTAAATCCTTATGCCCTAGCGTTTTGCTCACCCACATGGCTTCTTCGCCCTGGCTTAGCATCAAGCTTGCGAAGGTGTGCCGTGTGGTGTAAAGCTTTCGGTCTTTGAGTTTTAACGCTTTCAAAAGCGTTCTGAAAGCCCTTTGAAACATGGTTGATCGTTTAGGCATGCTAATGAAAACAAATTTTTTATTTTCAGGCTCGCTTGCTTGTAGCTCTTTTAGGATTTTTTCCACTGGCTCTAACAGATCAACCTCTCTTACGCTCGGTTTATTTTTAGGCGTTGTGATAGTTCCTAATTCGTTCAAGGACTTGTTAATAACGATCTTTTTCTCGTTAAAATCAATGTCTTCCCACATTAAAGCTAACTGCTCGCCCGTGCGTAAGCCAGTAAGAAACGCTACCGTTAAAAACGCTTTCAGTTTCACGCTTGGCGCGTTTTCAATGAGTGTTTTAACTTCTTCTAAACTGAAAGGCTCGATCGCTTTGGCTTCTTGCGCGTTTTTAAGCGTTACAGAAAAATACGGGCTTTTTTCAAAAAACCTCTCTTTTTCGCAAAACTCTAAAAAGCTTTTTAGGTTAGCGTTCAGGTTGTGGATCGTGTTTTTCTTGTAGTGTTTTAGCGTGGCTTCATGATAGAGCGCGATCTTTTCTTTGGTGATTTTCTTAAGCTTATCGCTTTCTTTCAAGCTCATCACTCTAAAAATGCTATTGAAAACATTTTCTAAAGAATTAAGGCTTGTTTGTTTTAAGCCAATTTTTAACGCTAGAAAGCGTTTTAACGCTTCAAGGATGGTGATCTTTGATTGTATCTTAAGCGTTCGTTTTTCGGCGTTTTTAACGCGCCTATTAGCGTTTTTTATCGCTTCTAATCGTTTGACAAACGCTAAAATCTCTTTTAGGCTCTTGCCTTTGAAATACTCTAAAGCTTCATCAATAGGCATTTTTAGGCACTCTGTGGCTTTGTTTAGGCTCACTCTAAAACGCTTATTATTTTTGTCGTGGTAATTCAAATAAAGCGTCGCCTCGCCATTGTAATCTCGTTTGTAGATTGTAAAAGTGTTTTTCATAGTAAACTCCTTAAGGTGTAAGCTGTAGCTAAAATTAAGCTAAACGCTATTATTAGGAACCATTCAAAACGATCCGCCTTTTTTTTTAAAGGCCTGTTTAGGTTTTTATTAGGATTCATTACTCGCCTCCTTTTTGGTTGCTTGGGTTGTTAGCTAAGCCTTGTTTAAAAGCTTGCTCGCTTGGCTTTTCTCTTAAGTTGGAGTTTAATCCTTGTTCGGTTTTAAAGGCGTTTTCGTTGTGGCTTGATTCAGTCCCACGGCTTAAATTAGCGCGCGCTTGTGAGTTGTCTCTAAATGCGGTTTTTTGTCTCATGCTAAAGGCTTTTTTTGTGGGATTTAAAGCGCCTTTTTTAGCTTTGACGCTGGCTTTAGGTTTTAGCGCTAGCTTATGCGCGCTATCGTTTTCGTTGGCGTTCTCGCTTTTTTTAGCGCGCGCTTTTTGCGCTTGCATGATCTGCGTAATTTCTTTAAGCTTGTTGAAGCTTTTTGCTGTCTCGTGTTCTTGTCTCAT